AAATGGGAATTGAAGAAGACTTTTACGCAACAATCAAATTTAAAAGTGGAGAAGAAGTGTTTGCTAAAGTAGCAGCTTCTGAAGAAGAGGATAGAACTATGTTGATAGTTTCTAATCCAATTATTGTTAGTGAAATAAAATCCAGAGTTGGTGTTGTTGGATATAAGTTAGAACCTTGGCTTAAAACAACCAAAGATGATATGTTCATCATTAATTTACAAGACATATTAACTTTATCAGAATCAAGTGATATTGAAATGATTCAGATGTATCAATCGTTTGTAAGACAATCGTCTAAAGGTAGTGAAGCGAAACTCAGTAGACAGATGGGATACATCTCTTCAGTCAATGATGCTAAGGATATTCTAGAGAAGCTCTATAATAAAGATAGCTAAAGCTAATCTTTTTAACCTCCACAAAGGTAATTCTACTTGATTTTGAAAACTTGTCAAGTATTAGTATAAATGTTATACTATCTACATAGTAATGATAAGAATTTATGATAACATCGGCAGTTATGACCAGAAGAAAAAGGTCAGAGCACTATGTAAACAATAAAGAGTTTCTTGCTGCTTTGATCAAGTACCGCGAAGACAAGGAAATTGCAGAACTTAAAGGTCTTCCCAAACCACCCATTCCGCGCTACATTGGTGAGTGTTTCTTGAAGATCGCAAATCACTTGTCCTTCAAGCCAAACTTTGTGAACTACATGTTCAAGGAGGACATGATCTCTGATGGAATCGAAAATTGCGTTCAGTACATACACAATTTTAATCCTGAGAAATCCCAGAATCCTTTTGCTTACTTTACGCAAATTATTCATTATGCATTTCTCCGCAGGATTCAAAGGGAAAAACGTCAGTTAGAAATCAAGAACAAAATTCTTGAAAGATCCGGTTACAGTGAAGTGTTTGACGACAACAACACCATTGACGGATCGAATTACAGCGATTATAATAGTATCAAGGACGCTGTGCATTCCAAACTTCGTTACTGATGAAAGTTGCTATTATTACCGATCAACATTTTGGTGCCAGAAAGAATTCTAAATTGTTTCACGATTACTTTTTAAAATTCTATAATGATGTCTTCTTTCCAACTCTAGAGAAAGAAGGCATCACCACCATCATTGATATGGGTGATACCTTTGATAGTCGTAAGGGAATTGATTTCTCTGCGCTGTCCTGGGCTAAAAACAATTATTATGATCGACTCTGCGACATGGGAGTTGAAGTTCATACGATTGTTGGAAATCATACTGCATATTATAAAAACACAAACGAAGTTAATGCTGTCGATTTGTTACTTCGTGAGTATCTAAACGTCATTGTTTATTCACAACCAACGGAAGTTGTTTTGGATAAACTTAAAGTCTTATTCATTCCGTGGATTAATGCCGAAAATTATCAACAAACTGTCAAAGCTATTCAAAATTCATCTAGCAAGTGTGCGATGGGGCACCTTGAGCTCAACGGATTTAGAGCTCATCGTGGGCACGTCATGGAAGACGGTATGGACTGCGAACTATTTGAGAAGTTCAGTCATGTCTTCTCGGGACACTATCACACTCGATCAGACAACGGCAAAATCTTTTACCTAGGAAACCCATATGAGATGTTCTGGAATGATGCAAATGATACCAGAGGATTTCATATCTTTGATACCGAGACTCTAGAAAAAACTCCAATCAATAATCCTTACAGAATGTTCTATAACATTTACTATGAGGATAATGACTATCGTTTGTTTGATAGTAGAGAGTATGATGAGAAAATTGTAAAGGTCATTGTTCGTACAAAGACAAACTCATCCAAGTTTGAAAAATTCATTGACAAACTCTATACCAGCGGAGTTCATGAACTGAAGGTTGTTGAAAACTTCCAACTCGAAGAGAAAGAAGATTTTGAAGCCTTTGAGTCAGAAGATACGTTGTCTATCTTGAATAGATATATTGAAGAGTCTGAAACAAATCTTGAAAAATCAACCGTACAAAAAATCATTCAAGATGTATATCAGGAAGCGTGTGAGATTGTTTAATGTTCATTCTAACAATTGATGGCAAAGAAGACGAAGGAGCATACTCAGTTCAAAACGAAGACGGACAACAGGTTCTGTATTTGTTTGAGGAGGAGGATGATGCTATTCGTTATGCTATGATGCTAGAGGACGATGGGTATCCAGAGATGCATATAATTGAAGTTGAAGATGATATGATGATTCATATTTGCGAGTCACATGGTTACGAGTATAGTATAATTACTCCCAATGATATTGTAATTCCTCCGACAATTCAAACTCATGATTTTATTTGAAAAAATTAGATGGAAAAACTTTTTAAGCACTGGTAATCAATACACCGAGATCAACCTTCAAAAAGATTCCACTACTCTTATTGTTGGAACCAACGGAGCTGGTAAGAGCACTGTTCTGGATGCTCTTACCTTTGCTCTGTTTGGAAAACCATTCCGTAAAATTAATAAACCACAACTTCCTAACTCTACCAATGAGAAAGACTGTCGGGTAGAAGTTGAGTTTTCCATTGGGAACATTGAGTGGAAAGTCATTCGCGGAATCAAACCAAATGTGTTTGAGATATGGAGGAATGATTCTCCTCTCGACCAATCTGCTGCAGCCTTAGACCAGCAGAAGTGGTTGGAGCAGAATGTGTTGAAGATGAACTATAAGTCTTTTACTCAGATTGTGATTCTGGGGAGTAGCACTTTTGTTCCGTTCATGCAACTCTCTGCTTCTCATCGTAGAGAGGTGATTGAAGATCTGCTTGACATCAAGATCTTCTCATCAATGAATACAATTATTAAAGATAAAATTAGACAGTCCAGAGAAGATATCAAAGTTCTAGATCTGAAGAAACAAACTCTGAAAGAAAAATCAGAGATGCAAAAGAACTTTATTGAGCAGTTGGAGAATAGCGGTAACGAGAATATTGAATCCAACAAAAAGAAAATCTCAGACTTGAATACTGAAGTCGATCAGTACATGCAGTTGAATTCTGTCACTGAGGAAGAGGTCTTTGGATATACAAAAGAACAAGAGTATGTGACTGGAGCCACTGAGAAACTTCGTAAGTTGGGTAACCTCAAAGGCAAGATTTCACAGAAAGTATCAAGTATTACTAAGGAACATAAATTTTTTACAGAAAATACGGTATGCCCTACCTGTGATCAGGCGATTGAAGAGACCTTTAGAATAAATAGAATTAACGACGCTCAATCTAAGGCAAAGGAGTTGCAATCTGGTTATAAAGAACTGGAAGAGGCAATTAAAGAGGAAGAGGAGCGAGAGCGTCAATTCACCGCTCTATCTAAGGAGATTTCAAAACTAACGAATGGCATTTCTCAAAACAATATTAAGATCGCTGGATGTCAACGACAAATCAGAGATCTGGAACATGAAATTCAAGTTCTTACCGAGAACCTTGCAAACAGAAATACTGAACATGAAAAGTTAGAAATCTTCAAGCAAGATCTACAAAAAACATACGAAGAGTTAGCCTCTCAAAAAGATCTAATCCAATACTACGATTTTACTTACGGACTACTAAAGGATGGTGGAGTCAAAACTAAGATCATCAAGAAGTACCTACCGCTGATAAATCAGCAAGTAAACCGTTATCTTCAGATGATGGATTTTTACATCAACTTTACTCTTGATGAGGAGTTTAGTGAAACCGTCCAATCACCCATTCACGAAGACTTTTCTTATGCTTCTTTTAGTGAGGGTGAAAAACAAAGAATTGACCTAGCTCTTCTTTTTACTTGGAGGGAGGTAGCAAAGTACAAAAATTCAGTGTCCACAAACCTGATGATTCTTGATGAAATCTTTGATAGTTCTTTGGACAGTCAAGGTACGGAGGAGTTTTTAAAAATCATTCGTTATGTAATTAAGGATGCAAACGTTTTTGTCATCTCACATAAAACTGGAATGGAGGACAAGTTCGAAAGTGTCATACGTTTTGAAAAACTCAAAGGTTTCTCCCATATTGTGGCCTGATACATCAGAAGACAATGAAAGTTCCAAACTGGCAGCATCATTCTAAGAAAGAACAGAAACGCCGCCTTAAACCACAAGCACTACGACAAGCAAAACAACGGTTAAGACAATTTAAAAAGCGTCACATGGGTCGTCGAAATGGCGACCTTTCGTTTTATTATGGCCTCATACGAAACGAATCCGATGGCAGTCTCTCACGAAATCAAGTCTCAACTTGCTAAACTCCTTGCCACCGAGGACCTGGTGGTGGAGCATAAGAAGACTGAAACTGCCTGCTTCAATGTACACACTCGTGTTTTGACCCTGCCGATGTGGGAGAAGGCAAGCAGCACCGTCTATGACCTTCTGGTGGGTCATGAGGTTGGCCATGCCCTCTATACTCCAGATGAGAACTGGTTAGAGACTCACAAGATTCCTCAACAGTTTGTCAATGTAGTTGAGGATGCTCGCATTGAGAAACTGATGAAGCGTCGATATGCTGGTCTTGCTAAAACTTTTTACAACGGATATAAGCAACTGAGCGAAGAAGATTTCTTCTCTATCGAAGATGAAGACATCAGCACTTTCAATCTCGCTGACAGAGCTAACTTGTTGTTCAAGATTGGTAACTTTATCGATGTTCCTCTTGAGAACGATGAGGAGAAAGAAATTATTGGTATGATTTCGGAAATTGAAACCTTTGCTGATACTCTGACTGTTTCTGAAATTCTATACAAATACTGTAAGAAAAAACAGAATGAGCAGCAAAAGGTTGCTGATATTGATAGTCACGATCAGACAGGAAAGTCTCAGACTCCCTCAAATGAGGTAGTGGAAAGCAGCGAAGATAAAACCGAAGAAAGTGGTGATAACGAATCAAAGGAATCTGAAAAAACAGGAGAATCTGGGAGCGCACCTGTCAGTTCAAATTCTCAGGTAGATAATGGTGAGCCTGAGGTTCAAACTGCTGATTCTTTGAAGGAGAAGATTGAAGAGTTGGTTGACATGGACGCAATTGATAACGTTTATGTTGAACTTCCTAAAGTTAATCTTGAGACGATAATCGCCTCAAATGAAAGTGTGCATAAGGAAATCGATCAGTCCTTTGAATATCAACAAAAACATTATGAGATCAATCTCTTTGAATGTCCTGATACGATGTTCAAGAAGTTTAAACTCTCTGCACAAAAAGAAGTAAACTATCTGGTCAAAGAGTTTGAATGTCGTAAGGCAGCAGACTCCTATGCTCGTGCCACTACGGCTCGTACTGGCGTTCTTGATTGTTCTAAACTCCATACCTACAAGTATAACGAAGATCTCTTCAGGAAAGTTACCACTCTTGCTGAGGGTAAGAATCACGGTCTGGTGTTTGTTCTTGATTGGTCAGGTTCTATGGCAAACGTTCTTCCCGATACTTGCAAGCAACTTTTTAATTTGATTTGGTTCTGCAAAAAAGTTTCTATTCCATTTGAAGTGTATGCCTTTACAAATGAGTGGCAACGTGGTGGATATGACTATGAAAGCGGACTTCATCTTCCTGCAGATCGTTCTCCTCACTATGAAAAGAAAGATGGTCTTATTGCAGTGAGTGAGGGATTTTCTTGATGAATATTCTCACAAGTAAGGTTGCAGGAAAGGAACTCGAACGCCAAATGAAAAACATCTGGCGGTTGGCTGTGTGTTTTGATAGTCCATATCAATGTCACTATACCTACTCAAATCGACTTTCTCTTTCTGGAACTCCTTTGAATGAGTCTTTGATTGCTCTCCATCAAATTCTTCCTAAGTTTCAAAAAGAAAACAAGTTGCAGAAAGTTCAGTGTATTGTTTTGACTGATGGTGAAGCAAATCAACTACCTCGTCACGTTGAAATCACGAGTAGGCTTGATTCGGAACCGTACATTGGAGTTCGTTCAATTTATTCTGCCAATGCTTTTCTTCGGGATCGTAAACTTGGTACAACCTACCGGTTTGATTATGGGTATGAAAAGTTCACAGATACTCTCCTGAATAACTTGAAAGATAACTTCCCATCTGTCAATTTTATTGGAATTCGAGTTCTTGGTGGTCGGGATGCAAGTCGATTCATTAATCTTTATCACAACTATGGTGATAAAGAGTATGACAAAATTACAAAAGACTGGAAGAAACTTCGTAGTTTTACTATCAAAAATTCTGGATATGATGCATACTTTGGTTTGTCGTCTACAAGTTTGGCTCAAGAGTCTGAGTTTGAAGTCGATGAAGGTGCCACTAAAGCAAAGATCAAATCTGCTTTTGTCAAGTCTTTGAAGACTAAGAAACTAAATAAGAAAGTTCTGGGCGAGTTCATCGCTCTGGTTGCATGACTGAAGACTGGAAGGTCAGAGCACTATCTGACCCATCTCTCAAAGAAGAACAAGTACAAATTCTTCTTCATGGGCCGAAAAAACTTACGGATGCATGGTTTCTTGCCGCTATGAGATACAAGTATGGACGGCTCAACAACTGACCCACGCACGAATTTTCGGTCACATTCTGCTTTATAATGGCCACATTGAAACACAACACTCATGTCTATCTCCGCAGAATACATTCTCACCTCCCTCCAATCTCTCTACGGTAGCGAAGTTACCTCTGGAGACATTCGTGCCTGGTGTGCGATGAATGATGCAAACTATCAAACTGTAACTAAAAAAATCGATCAGTACAAGACTGGTCGCGGCAAATGGAATCTGACTGTTCAAGAAAAGTTGGAACAAACTTTTAAAGCACCCGCTGCACTTCCTGCTGTTGAGCAAAACCTTATCCCAGAAAAAGATGATACCTTCGTCAAGTTTGGTAATTTTGGTGACATCAAAAAGATTATTGAGTCCTGTCTTTTCTACCCTACGTTCATTACGGGTCTGTCGGGTAATGGCAAAACTTTCTCTGTGGAGCAAGCATGTGCCCAACTCAAGCGAGAACTCATCCGTGTAAACATTACGATTGAAACTGATGAAGATGACCTTATCGGTGGTTTTAGGCTTGTTGATGGGAACACTGCAT